TTGCGTCCTGGAAGTCGTCGACGGCGCCCGCGAGGTCGAGAAACGTCCTGATCGACGCGGTGACGGCGGTGGTGAGGAGACCGACGCCCGCGACGGCGGCGACACCCAGAGCGCCTTTGATTGCGGAGCCGCTCACGCCGGCGCGCTCGCCGAGACGTCCGAGCAGACCGGTTGTCTTGTCGGTGCTCGCTCCGAGCTTGTCCGCGTCTCGGCTGAGGTCGCGGAACCCGCGGGCGGCGACGTCGGTCTTGGCGTCGACGAGGATGGCGAGCCGTTCGGTCAGAAGACCCATGTCAGTCCTCCTCGCTTCCGCTCCACGCGTCGATCAGTAGGTACAGATCACGGAGGGTTTGGCGCCTGGTGACGTCGGGGGGCCAGTTGCGGGCCGCGGCGAACATGACTACGAACGCGTCGAAGTCGCGCCCTCCGCTTTTGGGATGCCGTCCTCGTAGACCGTCGGCAGGTCCTCTTCCACCCACTCGACGCAGGCCAGAGCGGTCTTGAGCGTAAGGTCGCCGAGGATCTTCTCGACGACGTCGTCCGGGCGGGTGCGGGCAAGCAACGCCCGGAGCATCGCTTTGCAATGTGAGGCGGAGCGGAGCGGGTCGATGAACCGCCACGACGTCTCGGTCTCCTTCTCGACGGCGATCGCCTCGTCGAGGGTGAGGTCGTAATGGATGAACGAGTCACCATCGACGGTGAGCTTGAACGGCATCAGCCGATCTTCGTGACGGCGCTGGCGGCGTCGATGCTTCCGGAGATGGCCACCCCTTCGCTGACCCCACCAGAGATGGAGAAGTCGAAGAGCGCGGTGCCGTACCAGTACTGGCCGGTGGTGGCGTTGTCGGGGTATAGGTAGAACTTGCGCGCCACCCCGTCTTGGGAGGCGGTGTAGAGCTGCGCGGTGGCGGTGTCATACCAGCCGCCGAACTTCCCGGTCGCGTCGGGGAGCCCGGAGACTTTCACCTTGTTGGTGTCGCCCATCGCGGTGACGTCGGCCTTGTCAGTCGAGAAGTCGAGCGTCCAAGTGCTGAGGAACGCGATGGGTTCGGCGCTGCCGCCGCTAGCGATCGCCGCGTAGAGGCGACCGGACTTGCCATGGATGCGAGCCACGATGGGCTCCTTTCGTGCGAGGCCGCGGTCGCGGCGCGGGTGTTACAGGTTGAGCAGCGCCAGGAGGCGCTTGGCGTTCTTGACGAACGTACGGTCCGCTACCGCGAACTGGGCGGCTTCGGCGGCGAGGTCGCGGGCGCTGTCATTGTCGAGCCACCATCGGAGCTTCTCTTCGAACTCCTCTGGGCCGTCGAACGTGGGGAGCATCGGGAGGAGCTCGTCACCTTCGGGCCGCGACTCTCGGAGGAAGAACGTGCCGAGCGCGGCGAGCTCCACCTCGCGGGGCCCCATCGCCCACCCGCGTTCGAGGGCGTGCGTCTCGGCTTCGCGGCGGTACAGGTTCGCGGACGCTTTCGTCGAGGAGTACAGGTCGACCGACTGCTCGTTCGGAAGGCATTGACCGATGTCGTGGACCATGAACTTGCGGAGTGGTGAGTCTTCCCGGGTGCGTGCCCACATACCGGCAAGAGCGAAGTCGATGCCGGTCCAGTCGACGGCCTCGAGGAAAGCACTCCGCGACGGGAAGCCTGTGCCGACGAAGCAGAAGTCGGAGCGGTACTCGTCGCGCGCGGGGCGGCGACGGTGAATGTCGGGGTCGTACGCGTGGGGGATGTACTCGGCGGGCGGCCCTGCCGCACGGAACCGGTCGAGGCTGATCGGGTCGTTGAGGATGTTCAGGTCGGCGTGCGCTGCACGCATCACCTGGCCCTCGTCCTCGTACGGGCATTCGGTGTGGAGGATGACGAGTTTGTGGCCGCGGTGTTTGAGCATCTCCATGGTGAACGCGGGTACGAAGAAGCAGGAGACGATGACGATGAGGTCCGGCCAGAACTCGTAGGCGGCGACCTCGATGCCTTTGGCGGCCATGTGCACGGCTGAGTTGCCGTCCAGCGCTGCCTGCCACTGGCCGTCACGGTGTGAGGCGACGGAGCTGGAGAAGTCGAGGCGGTCGCCGTAGTTGAGCTCGAGGACTTCGCAGCCAAGCTGGCGGAACGCGCGTGACCAGCCGGTGGCGACGTCTTTGACGGAGAAGGCGGGCCCGGGCTCGACGACGAGGACTCTCATGCGGTGACGGTGGCGGCGGTCTTGGTGGCGGTGGCGTACACGTCGCCCCGCGGGTGGACTGCGACCTGGCCCGAGAAGCCGGCGTTCTTCATTCCGTTAGCGAGGTCGACCGGGTCAACGTTGGCGTAGTACTCGCCGTCGTGGAGCGGGCCTCCGTCGATCGCGGAGTGCGGCGCGCTGTCGAGTGATGCAGCGGTGACGATCGCAGTGCCACCGAGCTCCATGGCGCTGGCCATCGTGTGGAGGATCTCCTGCCACCGGGGCGTGTGTTCGAACACTTCGCAGCAGACGACACACTCGTAGGTGCGGTCGGGGCGCCAGTCCGCGGCGTCGGCGACGATGTCGACTCCGTCACCTGCTGCGACGTCGAGGGCGGTGTAGTCGGTGGTATCGAACAGGTCCCGGATCGACCCGTTGATGTCGCGGCCACCGATCTCGAGCACGCTCGCGAAGTGTCTGCCTTCGACGGCTCGTCGGACGTACGCGAACGCCTCGGCGTGCACTCACTCCCCCTTGCCGCGCCTGCGCGTGTCAACGACGCTGTCGCGCGCCACGAGGTCAACGAGACCGCTCTCGAGGAGCTCGTCCGCCTCGTCGCCGCCGGCGTCGAACTCTTCGCCGCCGGCGTACACGGCGTTACCGCGCTGGAGCGTGTGACCGTCAACGACGCGGAACCTCAGTTGTTCTTTCCAGCCGAGACCTTTGGGCACGGTTCCTCCTAGAGGTCTTCGCGTCCGACGTTGAGGATGTTGGTCGCCGAGTAGTACGGGGCGTCCTGTGTCGCGAACTCGACCGTCCAGGCGCGTGGGCCGTACGCCGTGTGAAGCGCAGAGTCGATGGCGAGCATGTGGGCGTCCATGGCGTCCTGTGCCGCTTTCGGGCTCGTCGTGCCGGACACGAGCACGCGGACACCGATGAGCCAGAACTCGGGGGTAATGCCGGCGGTGAACACAGCGACGGCGATGCCCTTCATGAACTCGGAGACGTCGGGCTGATACGCGAACACGTCGCTGTTCCCGAATGTGGCTGCGGCGGCGGTGAGTTCGGAGACGATCTCCGCCTTGGCACCGACGAGGGAGGCGTTAACGCCCACCGAAATACTTGCCCATCTGTGCGTGTGTCTCGGTCTGGATGATCTTCGGGATCTGTGGCACCGAGAGCGCGACGCCCTTCTGCCACGGATGTTGACCGCGGGTGCCGGGATGTTGCGCTGAGGCGCGGGGACCGACTCCCGGAATGACGACGATGCGCCGACGGCCGCGTTGGCGTTCCTTCGGGATCCGGTGCGGCCTGGTGGGCGACTCGATCAGTTGCACAGGGCCCGTCGCCTGGACAAGGGCAGTAGACGAACCGTGGCCTTGGTCGTAGCGGACACCGATCTTCGCTCCGCGTTTGCTGACACCGGTGAGGCGGAGCGACGGAGCGATGCGGCGCATCTCAACGAGGACGGTTGTCTTCACCTTCAGGGCGGCGGCGCCGACCACCTTTCGTTCGAGGGCGGGCATGTCGTGCGCGAAGGAGTGCGCGTCGGCGGCGAACTGTGCGACCGTCTTCGGCATCAGGCGAGCCCCGAAGACAGCAGCACCTCGTCCATCAGCAACTCGTCGCGCACGCGCCGCGGCACTAAGAATCCCGCGCCGACCGGGACCAACTCCTCGTTGAGACCACCGAACCCCTGCTCGAGAGACCACTCGTGGGCGAGGATGATCTTCGCTGCTTGCTTAAACTCCGGTCCTACGGCGGCCGTGTTGGCGTAGCGGCCAGCGCTGTAGGCGACCGTGACCTGCTGGCCAGACCAGTCCACCTCGTAGCGAGCTGAGCGGCGCACGAGACGCCCCGCGTGCCGGCTGGGCGGCGAGATGAGGAGGTAATCGTTGGCGGTTGCCGCAGCCACGTTCTCAGCAGTGAGCACAGTGCCGGTCGCGCCCACATACTCGGTGATGGTGACCGCTGTGAACGCGAACGTCGTGGACGCTGCAGGCGCGTCAAGCCAGATGGCTCCCGTCGGCGAGTAGAGCGTTCGGGTGGGCATTGCCCGCACCACGATGGGACCGCAAATCTTGTCGAGCGTCCGGCTGACGGCGGTAGTGAGCATGGCGAGCTTCGCACTATCGGGCGTCCCCGTGCCGGCGAGAGCCCCAATCGCCTCGTTGGAGGTAAGGACGTCGAGTGTGTCGGCCATCCGTCACCTCCCATGGTGCTTGGTTGAGTTAGCGCTCCCCGACGAACGCGGCGAACACGTAACCGGCGTGGGTGTCGAGCGACTGCCGGTGCTGGTCGTACTTGGACGTGGTCTCGGGCTTCGCGTGGTTCACCGAGTGCTGCACGTCGCGGAGCGGGACGCCCGCGTCGAGGGATCCGGTGATGAACGTGCGACGAAGCGCGTGGTTGCCGATCTTCTTGTCGATCCCCGCGTCGGCGGCGACGGCGCGCACGAGGCGGTAGGCGTAGGTCTTGTCGAGCCGGGCGCCGCTCCGGGTGATGAACACTGGACCTTCGGTGCGGTCGTCGATGTAGAGCATCAGCGCCCGGTACGCCCGGGGGACGATCGGGATGGTGATGATCTTGCGGTTCTTTGTCCGCGCCGTGATCGTGTGATGCCCGTTGAGCTCCGACAGCGTCTCGATGTTCGTCGATATGGCCGCACCGATGCGCACACCGGTGAAGGCGAGGAACGACACGAGCGCGAAGTCGCGGGGTTTGCGTCGGGAGACTTCGATCATCCGGCCGAGCTCGAAACGGGTGAGGTAGGGGCGGACGATGTCGTCGTCGACCTTCGGCATCCGGGCGTGGACCATCGGGTTGTTGTCGAGGATCTCCTCGAGGTGCAGGTGCCGGTAGAGGCTGCGCACCGCGTACATGTGCGCGCACACCGACGAGTCCATCAGCCCGCGGGCTTGGAGCTCCTTGCTGTACCGCTCGAGGTGGGTGCGTCGCGCGGCGAGCGGGTCGACGCCGTAGTTGGCTGCAAGCCACCGGAACCAATCATCGACGCGGTACTTGTAGTTGATTCGCGTGACGTCGGCGAGGCTGTTGAGCCACGCTTCGACCGCTTGGGCGAGGGTCCCGAAAGCGCTGCGCTGGTCAGCGGATACGAGATCGGGGACGAGGACGGGCGTAACGTCGAAGGGACGATCCATCGGGAGGTGCTTCTCCTGGGGTCGAGGCTCCCCCGAGGTGTTCCACCACCGGAGGGGAGCCGCTTTCTGTTGTCACCCCACTACTACCAGTGACCTACGACAACGGGTGCCCAACTCTCGATCAACCTCAACAGTTCCCCCCGAAGATGAAGGTTCTCAGCGCCGGATAGCGTCTGTCGTTGTGCTCGTGATCGGCGTCTGCATCGGTGACGAGGACCGCTATCAGAGAGTCCTTCGCCCGACGATCCCCGCCAACTTGGTGATCATCGAGCGCCGCAACCAGCGGTCGATCTTCGAGGCATACAACTCGATTCTCGACGAAGCGCCAACAGGTCTTCCCGTGGTCCTCGTCCATGAGGACGTCGAGATTCGTGACCCGTCCTTCACCGCCAAACTTCGCTCCGCGCTCGACGACGGACACGGACTCGTAGGCGTTGTCGGCGCGGTCGGCGTGCGCCAGCTTTCGTGGTGGTCAGGCGAGCGGAGGGGGCGGATCGTCGATCACAACGGCGAGGCCACATACAGCGCCGGCACGTCCGAGGTCGACGCTGTCGACGGGGTGCTGATGGCGGTCAGTCCTGAGGTCGCATCATCGGTCAGGTTCGACGAACAGCTTGCCCCCGGCTTCCACGGCTATGACGTTGACTACTCGTTCGAGGTGCGGAGGGCCGGCTGGACCGTCGCCGTCACTGACCTGGACATCGTCCATCGCAGCCGCCCTGGCGGACGCAGCGCGTTGGCCTACGCCAGAGCGGGCCTTGCCTTCCGTCACAAGTGGTTCGGGCCTGTGCGGTTCCTGATGCTACGCCGAGCCGTCCTACCGCTTCGTGCTGCCCTCGGGCACTAGTTCGTGCCGTCGAGGCGGTTGAGCAGGAGCCGAATGATCCCGTTCTGCTGACGAGCGAGCGCTACGACGGCGTCGTAGGCGGCGCTCGCTTGCGCGGTCGCTGTCCCAGGCTTCGCTTGCTGAATTAGCGCACGATTCGCCGCTAGGGCGTTCGCAGCTGCGTCCTCGATCGTCTGGCGGTTTGCCCCGACGCTTCCTGCCTTCCACTCGGTTCGGAACGACTCCCAGTATCCGGGATCATCGGGCCGCTTGCCGTCGCTTGTCGCCTTGATGTCACGGCGGGTTGCGTCCTCGAAGATGATCGTTTCGGCCATCAGACCCTCCCGGCGTGGATCTCGTAGTAGTCGTCGTTGGCGACGACAGCACCGCCGGCCGGAGTCGGGAGCGGGAAAGCCACTCCTTGTCCCCACCGAGTGGGCGTGAGCGCACGGAAGCCCGCGTACTGGGTTTGGAGCCGGAGGCTCGCGGTCGCACTGTCGGTCATCCACGCCGCCCAGTAGATGCCCGGCGCGAGCGTTGTGGCGGCCACCGTCACGGAAGCGGCGCCAGCGGCGGGGCAGGCGGTCGAACCTGACGACACAAGCCGAGTGCCGGGGCCACCGCCTGCACCGAGAGCGTCGTAGATGCCGACGTCGATGTTCCCGTTCGACGTGCCGATTGTGAAGAACACCCGGTTGACCGTGATGCGCCGCTCAGCCACGAACTTTGTGAACTGCGCTTGGTTCGCGCCAGGGGCAATGATCTGAGGCGTCCCAGCACCGAATGGGCCGCGTGCGTAGGCGGGGCCACTCGCTGGGTCGAGCAGGTAGGCGCTCAGAGGGACCTCGTTCGTCAGTGTGCCGTCCGCCGACTCGACAAGATACGTGGCGTCCAAAGGCGCACCAGTCGCCCCCGAAGGTGCAGGTCCGATGTCGATCGGCATCAGCCGACACCCTGGCGGAGGACGTTCACGTTCTGGGTGCTCGCCGCGACGATCCCATAGACGCGCTCGCCCGCGGCCAGCAGATTGAGGGTGACCGACTCGCCCGCCGCGACCGGCCAGCCGTTGGCGGTGGTGACGTCGCTCCCGCCGACGTAGACGGTCGCGCCACCGGTGGGCACCTTGACGGCGACGGATGCCGCGTCGGAGCCTGAGCCCTCGGCCGCGCTCAGAGCGGTGGCTGATGTGCCTACCGACACGACCGCGGACTGGACGCTCATGCGTCGTCCGTCGGCTTCGCCCGGCGCTGCTTCGGCGCGGGGGCGTCCTTGTCTGCGTCGGCAGAGTCGTCGCGGCTTTCGCCGCGGGCCGCTGCCGCGGCGGCTTCGCGCTTCTCGGCGGCGCGCTTCATGTCGGGGGTGACCCCGTCGAACTCTTCGTCGGCCATCGTTGCTTCTCCTCGAGGTGGGAGGGAATGAACGGTGATACGGGCGCGTGGGGTGTCTGGTTCCTCACCCCACGCGCCCGTCAACTGTCAGAACGTCGGGGCGATCAGGCCGGTGTCGCTGATCTTGCGGGCGTGGGCGTACCGGGCGTGCGTGTAGGCGATGTAGCCGTACACGACGAACAGAACGCCCAGCGATGCGGCGGCGGGCTGCTCGGCCCGGATCAGCATCGGCGCTGACGGGTCCTCCCACAGGTGGAACTCGCGGCGTGATCCGACGTAGATCTCGTCCTCGGTGCCGCCCGTCTGCGCGCCGCCCGTGGCCACGGTGACGACGTTGTTGTCGACCACGACCGGGGTGCCGTTGGGCAGGACGCCGCGGTAGCCGGACCCGTAGGCGTTGCCGTTGTTGACGGCGCCCATCTGCGCGGGGATGCCGGGCTGCTGGACGAACGGCCACGTCGACCCGACCTGGGACTGCATCCAGTACCAGCGCCGCGAGTGCATGACGGCGACGTTGTCGGCCGGGTCCTGGTCGAGCAGCGCCCCCTCCACACCCGACAGGGCCTGGAGGATCTTCGGGTACAGCTCGGCCGCCGTCGGCGACGCGTCGGTGTAGTCGATGTCGGTCGCCACTGCGGCCAGACCGTTCGTCGCCTGGTTGAGCAGCGTCGAGTCGAGCACTGTCGCGTACGAGCGGAACAGGTCGTCGAGCATCACGTCCTCGACGCCGGTGCCTCGTTCGATCGCCTGGCGGGACAGGGTCTGCTGGCCGGCGATGGTCTGCACGCTGATCGTGAGGAGCGTGTCGTCGATGTTGGTTTCCGACACGGCCGAGTTCTCCGACGACTGCACCGCCGCGGTGGTCGCGGTGGTGATGCGGGAGATGTTGACGGTCATGCCCGAGTCGGGCAGGTCGTGGTGGTTGCACACGTCAGCGAACGGTCGGGACGCCTTCGCTGCGGGGGCGTACAGGTCGGTTAGGTATTGCGGGACGACGAGCCCGGCGAATGCGCCCGTGCCGGCGGCACGGTCGAACTGGTCGCCGCCGCGCTCGACGCGCTCTTCGGCCATGTGGCGCTGAAGACGCTCGCGAGCGTCGTAGTCGCCGAAGAACGCTGCCCCGACGTCGCGGAGGAACTGCTTGCCGCTCCGGTCGGACTCCGGGTTGTAGGTGCGCTTCTCTTGGCCGACGCGGGTGACGCCGTCGTAGGCGGGGACGCGGACGTTGGTCGCCTTGGTCTGGCCGGCGAGCTCGGCGGCGCGCTGGTCGGCGGCCTTCTCGGACTCGAGGTCGGTGACCTTGGCGCGGAGCTGGTCGAGCTCGGCGTCGACCGCGGCCTTGGCGTCGCGGGCGGCCTGGATCTTGGCGGCCTCGTCGTCGGTCGGGTCGCGCTTCTCGTCGACGCACTGCTTGCGGAGCGCATCGAGGGTGTCGTCGTGGGCCTTGCGGTCCGCGAGCTTGTCGGTGATCTTCGCGTTTTCGGACGCGATGAGATCGTCGATCGTCATGGAATGACTCTCCTTGGATGGTGAAAGTGGTTGGGGAGCCGTGACAGGTCGAGACGATCAGGCAGGCAGGAGCGCGCGCGATGTCGTGACGCGAGTCGGCTGGGTGTTGCTAGGAGGCGATGTCCTCGAGGGACATGGGGATGGCGAGCCCGCGGCGGCGGAGCTCGGCGCGGAGATTGCGGAACTCACCTCGGACGAATTCGTCGGAGCGTTGACGAAGTTCCGTCGTCGCGGTGGTGGGTGCAGAGCGGAGCTCGCTCACGGTGTGGGGGTTGGCGCCGTAGCCGACGATGGCGACGTCGCCGCGGTCGATGTCGACCTCTTCGATGTGGTACTCCATCCAGTCCGGCGACCACTGGCCTTTGGTGATCGAGAACCGGAACGACATCTCGCGGATGAGACCGGCGCGGATCTTGGGAACGATGTAGGCGACGTCCTGGTCTGCAGCGTCCAGGTTCGGGGCGTCCGCCTCGAGGCCACGGTCGGTCTCGGCGAGGGTGAGTGTGCCAGTGACGGTGTCGGCGATGCGGCGCAGCGAGTCGTGGTTCAGCACGAGCGGCACGTCGAGCCCGGGCTGCGCGAGCGTCTTCCCGAACGCGCCGGCGGACACGATCTCGGTGTACGGGCCGAACATGTCCCACATCTCGTACGGCGCGTCGGTCGCGGACGCGAGGCCGTGGAAGTGCACCGCGCCTGAGTCCTGGACGCGGATCTCCTCCGCGGCACGAACCCGCGCGACCGGACTCGATCCGGGCGTGTCGCTGCACCGTCGTTGCGATGGCCGGTCCGCGGCCGAGCGAACACTTGCCCCCCGCGCAGCGGCGGCTTCGGTCGGTGTGATCATTGGGCAGCCTCCGCTTGCTTGGTGGCGGGCACGGGGGTCCTCGCGAAGAGACGGTCGAACTCGGCGTACTGCTCGTCGGTGAAGGGTGCGAGGTCGTCCTTCTCCCGCAGTTCCGACGGTGTCCGCAGCCTTCCGTTGACCTGGGCGACACCCATCTGCGCGCGTGACATGGGGTCCATGCGCAGCACGACGGCGTCGCTGTTGAGCTTCACGTAGCGAGGCTTGGGGAGCAGGCTCGATAGGGCGCGTTCTCGGCGGTTGACGGTCGGGCCGAGGTTCATGATGAGCAGTTGCAGGTTGCGTTGGGTCACGTTGGCGTACGTGATCGACGACGAGCCGCCTTCCACGTCGATCATGTCGCCTGGCACCCCGAAGTACCGGCAGATGTCGCCGAGCCCGGCCTTCATGGTCTCGAGGAACTGCGACTCGTTCGCGGGGACCGAGATCAGGTTGTACTCCCAGTCGGATCCCGTGACGAGCGGCGCACGATTCGCGACCGCTTCGAGGAACCGCTGTTTCACCGCGTCGGCCTGCGGCTGCGCGACGGTCTGCGTTGAGTTCTTGAGATGCCCTGACGGGATCGCCCCGTTGGCGAACCACTCGAGCGCGAACTCTTGGGCGGAGAGGTACGAGCCGATCGTCCACGCCGCGTAGGAGATGGGGGCGAGTCCGACGTGCAGGCCGGCGACGGTGAATTGCTTCTCGTGCCACACGACAGACGGGTCGTAGGTCTTCCCGCTGAAGCGGTAGCCGACGAGCTGGCCGTCCTTGACTCGAACCGTCGCGTCTGCCGCGGACACGAGATCGATGCGCGCCGGCAGTCCGTGCCCGTCGCGTTCGGTGATCAGACCGAAGCAGTTGCCGAAGCGGTCAAGGTCGACCTGTGTCGAGTACATCCACTCGGTGACGTCGATCCGGTCACCAGCTGGGTTCACGAGAACGCGAGGCGACGGGATCTCGACCTGCTTCCCATCCACACGGCGATACGCGTCGACCGGCATGGCCGACACGAGATCGGCACGCAACCGAAGGCACGCCCACACGCCTGAGTGGCGGAGGGCCGACTCGGTGTTCACACTCACCGCGCCAACCCTGCGGCTGCGCGACGGGATCAGTTGCCCCGCGGTGGGCATCTGCAACGACCTGAAGAGCAGCGTCACCGCGTCGGCCTCGACAGTGACCACGACACGGCGAGCACGGCGACCCCGGCGGTCGCGAGCGCGGCGGCCGCACCGAGACACACAGCGGCGGCGGCAACGAGAAGAGCGAGACCGACGATGTCGAGGAGCGAGGTGAGCGTCTCGCGTCGGAGAGTTCGGAGGACAGCAGCGAGCATTCGTCCTCCCTCAGTAGATGGACTCGAGCACGTCGTAGGTGGTCGCCTGCGTCGCAGCCCACGCGGCCAACGTCACCGCCACCAGTGGGCTGATGTCGACTGACGAGTTCTTGCGGGACCACCTGAACGAGTCACCCGACTCGATCCGTTTCGCGCCACGCACCGCCGCGTCGAGGTCGTACTGCCCGCAATGCCACACCGTACGGGCGACCAGCCCGTCGACGAACATGGCGCTCGCCTGGGCGACGTCCTGACCGGACAGTCGCGTCAACGTGACGCCAACATCGACGAGCGCCTGCTCCACCACCGACGCCGGCCCACGCACATCGACCGCGACCGGCAACCGTTCCGCGAGAGACGCAACAAGCGCCGGCACCCACGACCAGCCCCGCTCATGCGCGACGAGCTCGACACCACCGCCGCCAGCGACGGCGACCGACGCGTGCGAAAACTCGGGAGTCACATCAACAGCAACCGACAACGGAACATCGACCGACGCGGCCTGGCGCGCGCACGCCGACCACACCTCCGCCGCGACACCACCCTGCAAAGCGGCTGGCTCGTCCCACCAGCCGAGCCGCTCACGAACGAACTCCTCCGGCGGCATCAACGCCCGCTCCGCCCGCAGGTACTCGAGCGTGATCCGACCGACGCGTCCCGGTCGTTCAAGCGCCGGGTTCGCCTGCCGCCACGCCTCGACATTGTCCAGCGCGCACCCACGGACCGGTGGCGTGTGATCGCACCAGTCATCCGCGCACGGAACCACGGGGGCACACCACTCGATGTACGCCAACGCCGGGTCACCACCAGGCCGGCCACGATCCCGGAACGTGCGCAGCACCCCCGACGATGCGAGACCAGCGCTCGACGCGAGCACCATCTGCGCGTTGCCGGTCACCGTCTTCGCCGACATGATCGGCATGACCGCGCCCATCATCGTCGCCGTCAGAGCCCACGCCTCGTCGAGCACCACTCGGTCGCCCGACAGGCCGCGCGCACCGGTACGAGTCCGTGCCTTGAACATGAGCCGCTGACCCGAACGCAGTTCGATCGCTTCCTTGCCGTTCGCCTCGTGGATCGCCTTGACGTGGCGCGACAGATGCGGCGCGCCGTCGATCAGGGCCTTGATGTCGCGGAACGCCTCCAACGACGTGTTCACCTCATGCGCCGACCAGACCGACAAGCGCGTCCCGAACAGGAACAGGTCGGCGAGAACCATCGCGATCAGCGACCACGATTTGCCGTTCTGGCGGGCCTCGATGATCGCCGCCGCGAGCGCCGCCCACTTCCCGCCTTCGCGTTCGGACAGGACCGTGTTGAGGATCAGCCGCTGCTCCGGGTCGAGCACCAACCCTGCGGATGCAGCAAGGTCCACCGCCTCCGCACCCGCCGATGACGTGTGCGGCGGGACCCACAGGTACGCCGGCTGGATGATCGGAGGGTCCGCGATGTCGAGCACGCGTCACCTCCCCCCGTTACGCCTGGTGCTGTCGAGCCTCCCGGCGCTTCTTCAACTCGTCGAGTGGGTTCGCCGCGACCTTCGACTCGAGACCGAGCGCCGTCAACGCGGAACGGAGTTCCTTCGCCATCGCCGCGACCGCGGTCGCTGGTGTCGTCGGATCGTCGATGCGGTTCGCTAACGCCATCACGATCCGGCCGACGCTCGACTCCGCCTTCTGTGACGCGGCGAGCTCGGCCCTCACCGCGCTCGCAACGCCGTTGCGTTTCATGCCCACCGTTGCCGCCAATTCGAGCCGGTCCGGCGAGCACGCGAGCGGTTACCCAACCGAGCACCGGCGGCTTCGTTGCACGAGCCGTGCTCCCACCGCAACGGCGAGTCGGCACCGCCGAGCGCGCGGTCCGTCGAGTGACCGGACTGAAGTCGCTGATGCGGCCACATCGGTTGACGGCACCGAGGGCACAGATCCCCTTCGGGGGGAGGCAACTCTGCCCGACGGCGACGGTAGGGCCTGCCGTAATCAGCTGAGCGGGTCACACTTTCCCCGATTCTTGTTGGACGGGGATTCGCGGAGAG